CATCCGTCATTTTCGCCTTACCGCTCAGCAGTCCAAGAAGAAATGGCCCCAAAAGGTTATTCCAGTCCTTGAGGCGGCACTACAGATTTCGAGCACACAATTATACGACTTCCTGCATATTGTGCGCCCGCGTGATGATTACAATCCGGGTTTTCTGCTCTCCCCGAAGGGCAAGAAGTACGAGAGCGTCTACATTTCGTACCAGGGTCACTGCATTCTTGAAGAAAGCGGATACCGTACTCTGCCTCTGGCATATGGCGCTTATATGCAGGCCCCCGATGAGGACTATGGGCGCGGGCCTGCTCAGATGGTGCTCGCGAGCCTTAAAACGCTCAACGCAGAGAAAGCCATCTTCCTCAAACAAGGACACCGTGCATCTGATCCTGCTTATCTTATTGGAGACACAGGGCTGCTCGACTTACGCACAAACTCAGGCTCGTTTAACGCGGGGGGTGTAACGCCAGACGGTCGGCCTCTTGTACACATTCTTCCGACAGGTGAAATCCAGATTACTGAAAAGATGATGGAGAATGAGCTAGTCGGGGTGAACGATGCTTTCCTGGTCAATCTGTTCAAGATGATTATGGAAAATCCTACTGACATGAATTATCGCCAGGTGTTGGAATACGTTAATGAACGCGGTATCTTCCTGGCTCCGACGATTGGTCGCCAATGTAGCGAGTATCTTGGTCCTCTCCACGATCGCGAACTTGATATTTTATCCTGGCTTCGCAAACTGCCCCCGGTGCCTCCCATACTCAAAGAAGCAAAAGCTGGACTTGACTACCAAATTGTTTACTCTTCACCTATCGCGCGATCGGTGCAGTCGCAGGAGAGCGCTGGGTTTATGCGAATTGTGGAGTGGGCCTCTGCCACCAGCCAAGCGATTGGTGATCCGTCGTTGATGGATAACTTCGACTTCGACACTTCGATCGCGGCTATGGGCAAACAGTCTGCTACTCCGCCCTCCTGGTTTTCCTCCAATGAGCAGAAGGCGAAAGCACGTAAGGCTCGGGCTGATGCTGAGGAACGGTCGAACCAGGTTAAGGAATTGCCGGGTAAGGCAGCTATCATGAAGGCACAGGCTATCAGCGACAAAGCGGGCGCTGGGCAAAATACTGGTGGCGCTCTAAGTGGCACGCCGCCCACAGGTATGCCGGGTGTGCCAAATCAACAAGGTCAGATTACTAACAACCAAGGATTTCAAGGCCCATGACCCTCACTCAAATGCAGGAGTGCTATCGTGCTACTTTCCTCGGGAAAGACGGCCAGGTGGTGCTCCAGGACTTGATGGGGAAATGTTTTGCCAACCAGACGACTGCTGTTGCTAATGAGCGGCAATCCATGCTCAATGAGGGCCACCGGCAAGTCTGGCTCCATATCAACACGATGCTGAACCTGACCCCTGAGCAGATAGCCCGCTGCCAGCTTGGTCTTCCCTTCATCCAGGGCGAATAGGAACACCGTGGCTGACACTCCGTCAACACCCTCGGAAATCCGAGCAGAACTAAAGGTCGTGAAGCGCCTTGTCGCTGAGCTACCTATCCAACATGCGCTAAACCTGGAGGGGTTGCAGAACCTCGCCGCCGACTACTTCGGCACCCATCCGCGCTGGAATGAGTTTGTCCAGGCTGCGAACCGTATGGTGATCGCCAATGGCTGATGGTGATACCACAATTGTCGAGGAAAAGCCGTGGTGGTCCGCACTTGACGCTGAGCACCAAGGGCATGTGCAGAATAAGGGTTGGGAGAAGCTAGGCCCAGCCGAAGCTGCCATCGAGCTTACCAAGGCTTGGAAGGGCGCTGAGAAGCTGATTGGCATCCCCAAGGATGAACTCCTGCGTATGCCAAAGGCTGACGATGCCGAGGCTCAGAAGGCGTTCTGGGGCAAGCTTGGAGCGAAGGAAAAGGCTGAGGAATACCAGTTCACCGGCCAGGACAAGCTCGACCCCAAGTTGGTTGAGACCGCCCGCGCAGCCGCTTTCGAGCTTCGCATCCCTGCCGACAAGGCGGATGCGTTCATGCAGAAGTTCGTGGCCTACGAGGGCTCCAGAGCCGAAGCGAATGCGGCTGCTGCCACTGTGGCGAAGAACCTCGAACTGGAGAAGCTACGGGCCTCGTGGGGGCCTAATTACGATGTGAACCTACTCGCGGCCCAGAGAGCGGCTTCCACCATCCCAGGGATCACCCCAGAGGCCGTGACGGCACTTGAGAGTACAGCGGGGTACTCCGTTGTCATGGAGATGTTCCGCAACCTGGATGCCCGTATGGGCGAAGCCAAGTTCCACACCGGAGATGGTGGCACCACCGCCCCGGCCATGACCTATGAGCAGGCGTTGGCTGAGAAGGCCGACTTGATGCGTGATAAGGTCTTTGTCAACAAATGGATCAACAATGGCGACCGGAGCCCAGAGCGGGTGAAGATCGCTGAACTGGATCGCTTGATCGCGTCCAACCCCAACCATCTTCGTAGGTAGAGATCATGCACACAGTTGAAGACAGAGACGGGATGCGTGTTCTCGTCGTAACCTCAATGCAGGACAGCGCCAGCTTTGAGACTGGCGAACAGGTTATTATCGAAGGGAAACAGCTTGACGAGCCCACCCCTGTCGTTCACGTTAATGACATTGCTAAGTTCTATGGTCTGGATGTACGGGACGTTTGGCCGCTGGTGCACGCCAATGCAATGGGGCAGCGGGTGGCATACAACACTGGGGACTTCGGGAAGCCCAAGGACGCCAACCGCAACGAGCGATATTGGAGAGACGGAACTGACATACACGGCAACAAAACCAAGGTAGAGCGCATCCGCCGAGTGCCCTATGTCCAGGAGGCAGACGACGGCATGTACGCGAAATACACTGACGTTCTCTATTTCGCCGACAGCCAGGGTTGGACTAAGGGCGGCGGCAAGCCGAAGTCGAAAGAAGCTCAGCAGACCACCAGCGACCTGTCGGTTCTCTCGCAGCAGATTGCCGAGTTGACTAAGCTGATGACCATGCAGGTTCAGCTTTTCCTCGATGAGAAGAAGGCCCGTAAATGAAGGTCAATGTCGAAAAGCTCAGGCTGATCGCTGACTTGGTGCACCCTGTCAAAACCAGGGTGTTCCTCACTACCTCGAATTGGGCGCGGATCGCAGCCGAGATTAACCTGGTCTATAAGGACAGCTTGGTGATGCCGAGTGGTAAACCGACGCCCAAGAACTTCAAAGAATTTGTGATACGCTCGACCACCTTCGCCAACTCGGGCACTGATGATCAGGACGTGTGCAACATACTCAATGCCCCGGAGGAAGCACGTACCCCCTTCCGTTACCGAGAAGCAAACTTTGCAGTGAGGCGCGCATGAAGGTCTTTCTCGGTTGCCCAATGGGCGAGAACATTATCCCGCAGACTGCACTAGCAATCCTGGGGCTTGTCGGCACCAGCAAGCTGGCAGCGGTCTCATTCTCTCAGGATGGGTACATTGATCGAAATCATAATGGCATCGTCGGGAATGCTCTCAAGCTCGGAATGGATGCAATACTGTTTGTTGACAGTGACCACGAGTTTCCATCCGATAGTCTCGACCGTCTCATCGCCAGGAATAAGGACATTGTAGGATGCCAGTATCGGATGCGACAAACCCCCTGGGGCCTTATGCCGCCGTGCGCCCTGGGCGGAAACCCAGACGAGCTAGATCATGGGTGCCAGGAAGTGGAATGGCTCCCAAGCGGCCTTATGCTTGTCCGTACAGATGTGTTTCGGAAACTTCCATTCCCTTGGTTCCCCAACCTGTATGGGAAGAAGTTGGAGGATTTCGTTGGATCGGACATGTCGTTCTGCCGCAAGGCTAGAGGGTTGGGCGGCTATAAGGTCTGGTGCGACTTCGATCTCAGTGATAAAGTAACGCACATAACGCGGGTCTCAGTGCGCCGCGATGGCACCTTCGTCCACCCTGGTACTTCTCTCGACGGAATTTGTGAGGTAGGTTAATGAAACTGTCCACCGCAGGAGCTACGTTTATCGCCGGCCTTGAGGGCACCAAGTTGGTTGCCTATCAGGACATTGCTGGTGTCTGGACGATTGGCTGCGGCCATACAGGTGATGTGACCAAAGGTGATCATATCACCCAGGACCAGGCTATGGCGCTTCTGATGATGGACACGGCTCGCTTTGCTAGGGCGGTGGACTTCTACACCTGTAAGCAGCCACAGACCAATCAGAACGGGTTCGACGCTATGGTGAGCTTGGCCTATAACATTGGGGTCAACTCTTTCCTC